TTCTATCGCAACTCTGACAGCAGTAGGGCCTGAACTCCAACCCATAAACTCACCATCAAAAAAAGTATCTAAATCTTGAACCTTATCATTATCATCTACCCAAGTAATCCATAAACCAGCATTACCTAGTTTTTGTCTTACATCACCTTTCGGTAATCCTTTAAACTTTGTCAATATTTCTAATATTGCATCTTTAAATCTCTCTGGGTCTATTCCGTGACAAACTAATTGTGTTCTATTACCTTTTTCATTCTGATGTAGAAACTTATCTACTGTGTCTAAATCTAAACTCTTGAGTTGTTCATTTAATTGTTCCATACTTGATTGTTCTAATCCAGTATACTGCAACATCTCAAAGAACTGTTCTGGTAATAGTTTCCATTGTCTAAAATAACATTTGTTATCAGAACAATAACCAGACGAATACACTTCGTGCATCATAGCCCAATCTGTTGATATTAATCCGTCTGGTTGGAAATCTCTATAAAGTGCATTACACCCATAAATCTTTCCCCATTGTCTAAATTGTTTTAGGTCATACCCATCTCTGGATTCACCATTACCAAGTACAAATACATTTTTAGGTTTACTTCTGTCCACTATAAAATCCAATAAAGATAGTTGTTGCATCACTCAGTATCAGATGGTTTCCCATCATAATCATTAGTTCTTTTAAAAGCGTGAATGTTATCAACCTCATCTATGTCTTCTAGTTCATCATCTAGGTCACCTAAATGGTCACTATCTTCTTCAATTCTAGGTTCTGTTATTGATACTGAAATGTTTTCATAACCACAACCCTTTAGAAAGTTACTAAACTTTTCCTCAAGTTGTCCTAAATCGTTTTCTTCCATAACAACTTCAACTTCTACTCTCTCCTCAGAATCAAAATCATCTTTCATTTCATTTGTTTTTATAAATGTAAATCTTTGTTCCACATCTATCTCCTAAAGTTTCTTCTGTTTTTAACAAAAGCTTGTTTGTTCATTTCTTTAAGTCTATCTCTAAGTCCGTCATTATCTTTTTTTAAATATGCACAGTCTGTTGTTAGACTTTTTATTTTCTTTTCCATACCTTCAAATTTAGAACGATAAAAATCTCTTTCTCTTACTAAAGATTCGTTAGATTGTTTTTGTTCCATTTTCACTCCAAGTTAAGATTAATATTGTATGTGTTGTAGTTGTTTTGATACCTTTCGTACATAGTCATCTCTGACTAAATCACCCTCGTGTATAAACATATCACAAGAACAATATGCACAATTTTTACCTTGTAATAAGAAATTCAAAACTGTATGTTTAAAGTTTTTCATATCTTCCTTAAAAGGTTTTAATGGTAAAGTATCAATACCATTATTCTCTAAAATCAATATGGAATTAGTAATAAAAGAAGATTGATTCTTATGTTCTAATTTCATATGTTTAAGAAACTCAAAATATTTTTGTACATTAACATTGTATAAACTGTATAAAACCGAATACACAGTTCCTAATTGATGGTGCAATTCATCTGACTCAAATAGGTCAGCTACATCTGACACCAGACCCTCTGGTGTTATATCATTGATTGCACCTTTATCCCATAAAAAATTCCAATCACTTCTTAACATATATTCTATTAAGTCTTGTAACTTTTGTGGTTTACCATCATCTTGTATATAACTTTTTCTTTTACACTTATAATCCATTTTAAAATAATACTGTTTGTTTACTGCATCATAATTAATAACTTCTATCACATCAACTGACGACCTTTTAAAACCTCTTGAGTTACCAGTAATTGTTTTTTCTTTAACACTACAAGCACCAATAAAATCTGGAAAAAATGGTTGATACCTCTCTTGAAATATTCCTACTTTGTTCTTCCAACTTTTTCTGCATACAGAATATCCTAGATAAAATATATTTGTATTCTGTATCATATCAAATTCAGATTCATCTGTAATATCTTTTTCTAGTAATTGATGATGAGAATAAGGTATACCTAAACCTTTGTAATAGTGTTCTTTACCTTTCCAAACTCTACCACCACAATGAGTTAAATCGTCATTGATTTCTAATTTATTTACTTCTGTACCTTGTTTATCGTATATTGGTATTGTATGCATTACTTTTTATTTTTTGTTAAATTTAGAACTTTCATTTTATACTCTGTTTCATTAATTGTCAATAGTGAATCGTAATTATTTAATTTGTTTTTATGATTAGGCCAGATGATGTTTTCACTTATTTGTTTATCCCAATCTTTTTGATAGTTTACTAACTTGTTTAATATAATCATTGTTTCTATGTTAATTCTTTGTGATAAATAATTTCTAAATAATATTGGGTGTTGTCCGTTTTCAACAGTAAATAATTTATTAAAATCTGAAACTTGATTTAATAACAAGTTCATATCTTGTTCAAACATATATCTTAATGATTGATGTCTTTTTTTCCAATCTGTAAAGTTTCTATCATTGAACTCACCAATATAACCTTTTTCATTTTTTAAAAAATTAGATACAAAAAAGTCTTGTGTATCATCACCATACTTTCTTGCAACTTTACCAAAAAAATGTTTGTCTTTTCTTTTTAGATAACTTGATTTACTAGCTCTGGTTTTACCACCATACTTTGTAAAGTCATAGTCTGAGTTGAAATGTGCTTTCAAACCCATATAAATTTTAAATGCATTAAAGGCGTCCATAATATGAATCATACTGGTAGTTTACCCATTTTAGGTAAAAAGTTTAAATCTCTTGCGTTTGCTTCTATTTTATCTTTAAGTGGTTTTTGGATTAGACCAGTGATTGAATCTGGTTCTACTTCGTTCTTGATACAATATTCTAATATTGCATCCATATGTGTGATGTTTTTCTCTCTAACTTGAGATTCTATGTATATTGAAAATGTTTTTGGTGTCATAATATATTCACAATTTTATTAAAAAAGGGTGGGTTCAAACCTCAAGGGTATTATACCCCACCCAATTCAATGAAATTACTTCTCAGCGCAAGCGTAAGAATTAATTTCTAGTCCTACTGAAATTTCAGTAATAGTTGGTTTTGACCAAGCCATAGTTATTCTCCTAACTAGTATTGGAGTGCTGGTTGCCTTGGGCCGCAGACCACTCATTATTAAATGGTGAGTATTCTGTTACTAGGAACTCACCGAACCCTATCCGATTAAGCTGCGAGAGCGAAATCTTGAGATGCAAAGTTATCGTTTGCGTTTATTTGTTTGACCTATAAGGAAGTCAACCCATACTCTCCAATAACTCTTAAATATCTGTCAACCCTATTTCACCCCCTCATTAGGGGTTTTGGTGGAGGTGGAGGGTACTGCCCCCTCGTCCAGTCTATCTCCAAATTATCTTCATCAAGTATCTCTATATCTATAAATTACATTTCTGTAAGTTATATGAACAAAATATTCATTATCCCCAATCGGGCATATTTAGTCTGACCACATTGTCGTCAGAACCTTGTGATATTTCCTTCAGATTATTTGTATTATAATACTTTTCTAACTCTTTGTCAAGTAGTAGTAAGTAATCTTTTTTATCTTTTATAAACTCTTGTACTGTTCCATCTTCTGTTACAACCAATATAACTATCTTATTTATTTGTATATTTGTTCTCTCATAAAACATCTCTGAATATGCAGAGGCCTGTATGTAGTAATTCTCATTCCAACTATCTTCTCTTTCTTTTGTACTTGTTTTGAAATCAATAACAGCAACCTCACCATTATATTCTGCAATACAATCCACTCTACCAGCAATTTTATACTTATCACTCCATAGTGCAGATTCTTGACAATATATAAGTCCGATAGTTTTATCTAAATATGGTTTTAGTTGTGAGAACAAACAATAAGATAAAAACCTACCTTTTTTATATTCATTCCAATCTTCGTTCTCATAACCATTGTCTAAATACTTTTCACAATAATGGTGTACTTGAGTTCCTCTGGTTGCAGATTTTCTTGATACATAATTTGCAACATCATCTCCAACTCGTTCTCTCCATTCATATAAACCTTTTTTACCTCTATCTTTGAGAACAGTTGTGATAGATGGATAAAAATTACCCTCTGGTGTTTCGTATAGTCTAACACCATCAGTTGTTTTAGCTTTTATTTCTGGTATATTTAAATCAGTTTTGTGAGTAAACATTATTTCTTTTTGTATTTTTTAGGTACTTTACCATACCCTACAACTCTATCCCATTCTCTTTGTGTGTAACCTTCTTTGTCTATCATATATTAAGACCATTTGTATATACAGTTTTACCATTTATTCTTGATGCTGTCAATACCGATTTTCTATTTTTTCCATCTTCATTATAAGATATATGAATCCACCCACTTCTAGGGTCGCCTGGTGTATAGAACTCTAAAATTAACTGGTCAAAATCTAAATTGTTTTCTATCCACATAGCCACATCTGCATTACTTTCTTTTAAACACTCAAGGTCAACTGCCTGACCTTTACAATGTTGTGATTTAGACGAACCACCTATCTTTGCATTTAAATCTGGACTTCTATACCCAGATGTAATAAGTGTTACACCAAACTTTTCTCTTATTGGTTGTACAACATTTGCAAATAATTTTTTTGCATTTTGTAAATGTTCCTCACTCAATGAATTATCTATTCCGTGTCGTGTTGCAGTTTGTGATTTTATGTATTCTGCAACTGTAAAATTTTCACTTAATTTTTCAGACATAATTACTCCTTAAAAATTTACCTTATAACTTATACCTATCGCATTATATTGACTATCACCTCTTTTAAATTTACTTCCGATACCTATACTATTATTCTTATCAAGGTTATAAGATATCTCTGCCTTATATGTAGTGTCTGATTGTTCGTATATAGAATCAAAACTATCTCTGAATCTTACACCACCTTTAATACTCCAGACATCATTTAATTTATATTTTAGACCAGGCTCTATGTGCCAGTATTCGTGACTTTTATCTCTAGTGAACTTATATCCAGCACCACCTCGTATGTACATACTAAGTTTACCATAAACTTTTTTAGAACTTATCAATGCAAATTCTGCTCTCTGGTCATTACTAGTAGAACTATCTTTTACTTTTAATCTTGTTTTTATTTCGGCAGAGAATACATCATTTAGTTTCTTACCAACAGTAAGTCCATACTCTGATGCATTACTACCACCATTTAATCCGTCTTGCAAACCATAACCAAGTTTTGCATAATAACCATCTGCACTTGCAGTAAAAGGTAATGCAATAACACTTGCAATCATCAAATATTTTTTCATTAAATACAACTTCCCTCTGGGTGTTCACCATTTTCTTCTGGTGATTTTCCGTGTTTTAAATAATAATCTCTTGCTTTACGAATATTTGCACCGTGATGATTTTGCATATCACACCATTTTTTAATGTATTCATTTTCTGGGTCAAGTCTTAATACTTCTTTCACTAATGTTTCTTGTATTCTCCAATCCCATCTTTGTTTTGTACTTTGCATAATATATTACTCTCCTAGACCAAGTTTTGTTTTTTCTATTAAATATGAGCGAACAAAACCAGAACGAACAATATCACCTATTGTAAATTCTACTGTTTCAAATTCTTTCATTTGTTCTAATATTCTCATAAAATCTTGTAGTCCTTCCTTTTCACTCATCTTGGTCAAATCTGATTGAAAGAAATCACCACAAAATATAATTTTACTGTCTTGACCAACTCTTGTAACAATCGTATCTAATTCGTGAAAGTTACAGTTCTGAGATTCGTCAACAATTACGACAGCGTTATCTAATGTTATACCACGAAGATATGAAGTTGTCAAGAAGGTAACACTACCTTGATTCTTTAATCTGTCGTATAACATACTAAATGCATTATCACTTGATTGTTCAAACATAAACTGAACCATATTATGATATGGTACTTGGTACAATGCAGACTTATCTTCTTCATCACCAGGCAGAAACCCCATATCTCTTGTTGGAACAACTGAACGAATAATGATAACATTTTCGTACTTAGTTTTTGGGTCTAATACTTGTTCTAGTGCAAGGTAAAGTGATATAAAAGTTTTGCCTGTTCCAGCTGCACCAAACAAAAACAAATTCTTATTCTCTTTTCTCCAGGCATTAAATACCACCTTTTGATTATCTGTAATTGGTTTTACAGTAACTAAATTATCTAATTTTATATCTTGTTTTTTACTCATAAGTTTCCTCGTAATTGTTTCCTAAATTATCAGTATATATTATTTTTTCTATATCACCACTAAACAAAGTGAAGTAATGATTTTGTGATATACCGATTGTTCCCTCATATGAGAATATACCTTTACTTGTTTTAACAACAACAGAGTCAATATAATCTGCTGGTATTTCTGTTCTAGTTAATTGATTAAATTGTAATCCAGAATAATTTGGGTGGTTGAATTGAATTTTCTTTTTATCAAAATGTAATTTATCGTCAATAATATCTACTTTATCTTTTGGTACATCATTATCAACTATTGGAGTTGCAGAACAACCACCAGCCGCCTTAATATACTTTCTATTAACATATAAATTACCATCTATATCTTCTGCAACAACAGTTAAATGAGTGTATGCATTTACTCTTATATTAGTTTCTATATATGGTAATAAACCTACAAACTCAAATGTTGCACAACAAGGTGTTGGATTCTCATCTATAATTAAAGTAAATTTAATTAAGTCTTTTGACTTTGTTGTGATAACAATAGGAACATTTCCACCATCTATTGCACGATAAGGTGATTTAATAATTATGTCATCAGTTTGTTCTAAAAACTGTTCTTCATATAAATCATCTTTCAACCATTCTTTCCAACTATCTGAACAAACAGACATTGGAAATAGTAAAATGATAAGACTAAGGATTACGCTTTTTATGTTTATCATATGCTCTTTTTGCTTTTATTTTCCTAATTGACTTTTTACCATATCTTTCTGCAAGTGGACTAGTAGGGTGTTTTTCTGCAATCTTACTAAACACCTCTCTCATACCAGAATCACCTTTTTCACTTTTAGTAACTCCACTAACTATATTCATATTTAAATAATCAGCAGGCTCAATATTCGGATTGTTTTTTAAATATTCTACTTTCTCATCGTAGGACATAAATTCATCAAAATATTTATCTTCTTTTTTGTTATAGAAATCGTATCTAGGCATCTAATCTAACTTCTTATCAATCTCTAATCTCAAGTCAAGAATTCTTTCTTCTATATAATTGATTGCAGTATTTACATAACCCATATCTTCTGGGCCGTGTTCTTCTACAAACTTTTTTGCAATGTGTACTTCGTCTTGAAGTATCATAAGTCTATCAAGTTTACTTGTCATAATATTATCTCCTTAGTTTTTTTTTATAATTTTTAATTTCACCTTTAAACTCTTTTA